TGCCTGTAAGGTTAATTAGTGAATAATCTGTTGTTACATTAACAATCATAACTACACCAATTACCTGAATAACATCTCCTGCTGCTGGTCCAACTGCTCCTGCTGCTCCTAGTGGAACTGCATGATTACCAACAACAAGTGTTCCTGAAGTTAATACAGCTTGTGGTCCTGAGACTGCAAACCAACCATAAGCACTTGCTGCCATATCGACAACTGTTACACCCAAGGTAGCACCTGTAGTTGTAGCCGCTTGAACAATTTGAGCGCTTCTTGGATCAGGAATTAAAGTAATTCTTGAACTTGTTGTAATTGCTGTTGCTAAATCATCGTAGCAAGTAATAACAATAGAAGGATCGGCTGAATGATCATGTGCTGGATTAGATTTAATTCTAAGCATTTGACCTTCACCCGCAGCATCATTTACATAAAGATAACCATTTGCATATTGGTTAAGAGTTATGTCAGTACCAGCAGTCTCTACTGAGATTGCAGTTTCACCTGCTGCGACTCCTGCGGTTGGTGTTAAATCAAAGTGATTTGTTATTTTAGCAGCGTGTGTAACACACTTACCTGCTGTAACAGCTACTGCTGCCAATCTACCATAAGCATAAACAGTATTACCATAAAGTAATCTACTACCTAGTGGAAATAATTGAGTAAGTCCTGAAGTGAAAGGATCAACAGTACCGTATTGGCTACCGCCTTTACCTACAATAAAATCAGCAGGTCCATATCCTGTTGCTGCGACATATTGAATGTGTCCACCATCATCAGTAAAGATATTACCATCTGCGTTGATTACCAACCCATCTGTTATCGCACCTGTTGTTGAATTTACGTCAATGGTTTTAAAACCATTTTCTGAACGGACTGCTCCGCTAAAAGTTGAATTCGCCATAATTTCCTCCCGGAAATAAGTTCTACTGTCTTGGCTTGTCTGCTAGGTCAGTCGGTAGAACAAGTTAATATATTCCTAGTTACTTGATTGTATATTAAATTTTAAATAAAAAAAAGGGGGCTGTTAGGCCCCCTAGGTAATTGTAGTTGAGTAATAAACGCTACAATAAATCGTTCGTATTAAGCTCCTTGAGAACCGTAAACGGCTCTAAAGTTAGAATATCCAAAGCTGTAACGCTCTCTAGCTTTATATCTCATATTCCCAGTATCAAAATCACCCTCTAATGCAGTTTGCATTGGAGATCTTTCGAAATACTTAAATCCATCAGGACAATCTGTTTTCAAGAAGAAAGCATCTGTATCTGTTAGATAATGGTTTACGACATAGCCGTTAGGCAGCATACCCATATTTTTCATTGCATTAATATCGTTGTCAGAAGTACCAACTCTACCAGGAGTTTGTAATAATCTGTCAGCAACAAATTGCAATTGAGGTGGAATAATTAACTTCATTCCTCTTAGTGCCACATTAAGACCTCTATCATCCGAGAATGTAGAAATATTAATTAATGCATCTTCAAGAGAAGTTTCATTAAGATCCGCCATAGTGGTTGCTCTATTCGCTAAAGTACCGCCGCCCCCTAAAGGGTGAGCAGTATTAATTAAAGATACGCCATCACCGCCAGTAGTATCGAACGCATTGTTCAGTACTGATGCAGCTTTGATTTGCTTAGTATTAGCCATAGATCTAGCTAATGCTTTAGTGTATCTCGCGCCAAGCCTATCATACAAGTTATCTTCAACAGCTTCTTCTGTAAGTGCGAATGCTAAAGCAACCGTTTCGTGAGTATAACGAGAAGTATATCCTTCGTTAGCTGTATCAAATCTGACACCACTACCTTCTGATTTTACTTCTGCATTACCAAATCCCACGATTAAAGTTTCTTCTTCAAACGCTCTATCAGAACTTTCTGAATCGAAAATTTCTGTATGCTCTGCTTCATATCTTGCATATTCCATACCGAACAAGGCGTTAAGGCCTGGCTCTAATTCTTTCGCTAATTGCGCTCTATTAATAGCCATTACTTATACTCCGGTTGGGTCTACGTAGAAATGTTCGTTAAATTTAACAATAACGTTTACATTTGCCGAGCCTGTTGTTGTGTTATCCGGATCAGAGGAGAATCCCATAATCCTAAACGTTGCAGTTGTTGCAGCAGTTGTCCCAGATAGCTCTACAGCAGACATACCAGTTTTGGTAGATCCAGCTGTATAAGATATATCTGCATTCAAACCAACATCAGTTTGAGCTGGAGAACCAGCACTCTGAATTTCGAATACAGCATTAGGGTCATCTTGTACAAAAGCTACAATATCAGTCGATACAGTTCCAGTAGGAAAGAAAGAACTAAAAACAACGTCTCCGCTGCTATTAGTAAACTGACATCCTCTGAATACGCCTACTGATTCATCACCAGCTGCTGATACTAAAATTGTACCAGTATTAAGCATTTTAACTAAATCGCCTGAAAAAATATTCCCCGAAGCTGCTGAAGCAATTTTATATTCTGTCATACCACCGTTGGCAACACCAGAACCTAATTTACCTACCAGCCTTGCTCCAAATGGGGCATCTTTGTTAGCCATAATAAGTCACCTTATATTTTAAAATTAATTTTTGACGATCAACTACGTTGACCACCTCCAAAAGTTACTTTGCTTGTTCTTTCCGGTGTTAAAATCGGAGAGTTAGGATCGGATTCCCTTAAGAGATCATTGTCCACAGCTTCTTGCTGGGTTCTTGCACGAGCATTAAAATAGGAGTTTCTTTCCTCTCGCGTCTCATTCGGGATCTTAGCCAAAAGCAAACCGCCAACTGAAACTACCCCTGCATGTTTACCGTCATCAATAGTAGGAAGTGCGAAATCACCTATCTCCTCGGATCTAACAAGGTCGAAACCTTCTCTCATCCTAGAAGTTACATTCTTTCTGTCTTCGTTACCAGCGAGTTCAGCTCTAATCCACCTGTAAGTATAACCTTCAGGCGCGGGGGGAGTATCCAACATTGATGGTGGACTCCAGGGTTTGCGAGCTTCTTTCGTTGCTCGAGTGTCGGCAGAACGCGAAGTTCTGTTTAAATCTTTTTTATTATCTTCTGTCATAATTGTTACCTTTTAACATATCTTGCGTACTCTGTTAAGGGTACGTTTAATCTTTTAGCCATCTGAACTTCAGACGGAGACAATTTTACTTGTCTTTTATTAGAGCCAGTATTACCAGCTACTCTTCCAGCCGAAGCCACTTTTTGTTGAGGCTTAGATTGACTACTAGAAGATTCTGAAAACTTTTGAGGGAATGCATTACGAATTCTCTTGTCTACTTCAGTATAGTACTCATCTGTTCCAAGGTCAAAGCCTTCATTTCGTAACTGCGCATGAATAGTATAAGCACTTGTAGTCATAATTTCATCTTGACCAAACCATTCGTTTTTTTCTATCCAAGATTCATCTGTTGAAGTGAGTTGTGGTTGCTGTTGTACTGGTTGTTGTTGTGGAATGTAATCTTGATAATTTGCTTGTTCTTGAACATTTTGTTGATGTTCTAATTGTTGTTTAGAAACATTAACTTTGTTTTCTTCTATTGCAATTTTTGAAAGTACATCTTGAGCTTTGCCCACTTTGTCATAATCAGCTACTTCGTGCGCATTTTTTAATGCTGCTAAAGCTTGAGATTTTTGTGACTTAAGTCTGCTTTCAGCTTCATTTAAATAAGACTTATCACTAAATGATGATTTAGTTTTTAAGTTTTCATTTTCTGTTGCTATTCTTTTTGCATACTCATAGGCAGATTCTTGACCACGCTCCGCTTCTCGCAACTTACGAGTTAGATTATTAATACGTTTTTTAACTTTTTCAGAATAATCTTCTAGCTCTTCTTCTGATTTAACCTCTGATGTTTCAGAGACATCCTTAATGGCTTGTTCAGCTTCTTCATCTACCGGAGCTAAGTCCGCTATTTTACCGCTAGGTTTTTCTTCGGGTATTTCTACTTCGACAACCTCGCCTTCGTCAATAATTTCTTCTTTAATCTCAGACATGTTTACTCCTTATACTGCAAGAATATCATCAGGATCTAATATAGTAGCAATTACTTCATCATCGTTAATGATTCTGCATTCAGACTCATCTCCCAATCTAAAGCGAGCGCCAGCATATCTGCCTATTAATACCCATTGTTTTTCCTGACACCAAGGCCCAGTAAACTTACTGGAGTCTTTGTAGCAATCAGGACCCATTTTTACAACATACCCTACAACGGTTGCTAGAGATTCTCTATCTACCGTTGACTGTACCAAATGAATTCCTCCTTCTGTTACAGCCTTACCTGCGTATGGAAGAATTAATATTCTCCATCCTGTAGGTTGGGGCATTCTTTGTAAAATTGATTTATCTAAAAGATTAGGATCTAAAACTCTAGCTCCTGGTTCTATGTACGGAACATTATCCGTAGTAGATTTAGTTTCTTTTGTAGCGGTTTTTTTTTCTTTGGCTTCTGCTTCTATTGCTTGTGCAACATGATCAGGTACGTGTATCTTCGGCATCTTCTTGTATTTTTCCTAGCAGTTCTCTAAATGAATTTTCTGCGTCTACGAGAGAGCTGTAGCGTCCACACAGATACTGATATTGCGCAAAGTCTTTAGTCCCAGCTAAAATTACATCCTTTACGCTTTCTTTTTGAGCCTCAATTTCTTTAAAAAATTTTTGGCTTACCCAAACTATTGACACTAATAAATGCCAGAAAACTTGCCACCAAATTCGGCAGCGCCCATACCTCTAGCTTTACCTTTACCCATTCCAGGTTTAGGAGTTGTGCTAGCGTCAAAAGTTCCTGCGTTACTTTTTAAAGAAACAGAACCTTTGTTACTGTAACTATTCTTATTGGTAGTTACTTTTGGAGTTTTTTGTTGTGATATTTCAGTTCTTTTTATCATGTTGTTTATTATCTTGGTTAAATAAAATATTTGCAAGTTTTTATTTGCCTTGGCCTCTGTATTTTTTATACTGCTTTTTTGCATTTTTATTTTTAGGATAAGTGTTGTTGCTATCGCCTATAGAAGTTCTTTTAGTTTTGCTTTTTTGTTTGTCTATACCAGAACCAAGAGTTTTAAACTTTAACGGCATTACTGTTGTTTGTTTTGCATGTCAGCTATTTTAAATCTAGCTTGTT